GCTATATAAAATATTAAGTGGTAACAAGTGGGTTTTTGTGGGTATATTGACCTCACATTCTCTGTGCAACACACATAATTTATTTTTTTTGCAGCATTAATTAGTAACTATTGTGCAAAATATAGCTTGGGAGCAGACCTGCAGGTAGTTTGCAGTTAAATAGCAGAGAAGATAGCAGTAACTGTGTGCTTTTACACACACAGTCTACTATTCTCTACAGTTTTTACACTTGCTCTACCCAACGCAGGTTTGTTTCCTCTCCTGTGTTTAAATCTACTACTGGATTATCAGATAGTTTGAAGCCTTGCATTTCATCTCCTTGATTGAGTTTGTTTTGCAATGCTTTAATTGTTGGATGATTTGCTCTCATCACTTGGTTTGTTTCAGGGTCTATAAGAGACAAGACACCAAATGTTATGTTTTGTGATGTTCTTGTTCCTACTTTCATTCCTGCAAGTTCTCCTACTTTGTTAGAGATAGGCTTGTCTGTTACAATGATTGTGGCTGTGCCTGTGTTTTCATTGATTCTTAATTTTCTGAAGAATACTGACATAATTTTAATATTTAAGTTATACAATTATTTTAAGCATAGGGGGTATCCACTACGCAATTTGTAGCTGGGGAGCAGAAGTGTAGAACCTTATCAGAATGCTAAACACACAACTTTTTGGTGGGGGGCAAAAAAAATTTTACAGGAGTACGGGGCATATTTGTGGGCCAATCACTTTTATAAAATTCCAAAAATCACTATATTGTTCTTATAAAAGAGTTCCTAACCAAATTAAAATACAATGGCACAAGACAATTATCCAGAGGAGAAAGATGACATCATGAGTCAGATAGAACAGAGACAGCTAGAAGAAATATTATTGGACAAGGCGTATAATAATGCTTACTTAGTTCTCTCAGGCCAGATTACTTTTGATGAGCTATTAGGATATACGTTTGATAACAAGGAACAGATGGTTATGGCTTTTGATCCAGACAACGGACCTCAGAAGCATGAACTAGAGAATATGATTGATCATTGGATAGATAAAGAGGAGTATGAGAAGTGTCAAAAGCTTCTAGGTATTCTCCATAAGGCGTATCCGGAAACTATAAGAGAATAATTATGGCACTTAAGAAATCAAGTAAAAAGAAAAGTACCGTTAATAGTAGTGGAAATTATACTAAACCGGGACTTCGTAAAAGATTGTTTAATCAAATCAAAGCCGGAAGTAAAGGTGGAAGACCAGGACAATGGTCAGCACGTAAAGCTCAAATGCTAGCTAAGAAATATAAAGCAGCAGGTGGAGGTTATAAAACTAAAAAGTAATGAAAGTATCAGCACCTAAAGGTTATCACTGGATGAAGTCAGGAAAAGGAGCTCCAAAACTAATGAAAGATCCTAAGACTGGTTATAAAGCTCATCCTGGGTCAAGCAAGTCATTTAATTTTGCAATTCAAAAAGTACACAAGAAGAAATGAGAAAGAAGGTACTTGTAATATTATTTTTATTTGTGATGAGCTGTGCACCAGCAAAACCATCATGGGAATATAAGAAAGCACCTGATACTTTATTTGAAGCAGTAAATGTGAAAGATGATCCAAAAGTAACTGAAGTAGATAAAGGACTAATGAAGTTTTTAACATTTAGTACTGTAGTTTGGATTTTACATGTTTTAACAACAAGATAATGGCAAAGACAAAGCAACAAAAAAGTCTAGATAGATGGACTAAGCAAAAGTGGAGAACCCCTTCTGGAAAGAAAAGTTCTGAGACAGGTGAAGTATATGCACCGTCAAAGACTATTTCAAAGCTAAAGAGTACCAAATCTGGTAGAAAGAAGTTAGCTGCAGCAAATAAAAAGAAAAGAGCTGCAACCAAAGCGGGTAAACAACATGCTAGTCATGGGTTGCACAAAGGAAAGAATAGAACGGGAGCTAAGAAAACTACTCGTAAAAGAACTACAAGACGTAAAAAGAAATAGAAATGGGTAATATATTAATAGATATGATGGGTTTACTAAGCCGTAAAAGGGTAGTAAAAACTTATGAGGATACAGATATGCTTGTATTAGGAAGAAGACCTAATGCTGATGATAGCATTTTTAACACTCCTAAAATGCATAATGAACTCATCTCTATGAAAGATTTTAGAGCTCAATTTGGCACAGGAGACATAACAGGTACCGGCACAACTAATACACTTCCATTATGGTCAGATGGACCAAACGGAGTTTTAGGTGATAGTATGTTATCACAAAACGCTGGAGCTACACAGGCTTTTGTAAATGGAAAACTTGTTGGCACAGGTGGTGATTTTTATATAGAAAGTCAAACAGATGATATAATTATAAGAACAACTGCCAATGATAAAGATATATTTATTCAAAGTGATAATGGATCAGGGCAGATTGCTACTTATTTTCAAGCAGATGGTTCTACAGGTGCAGCAAAATTATTTCATTATGGTGGAAGGAAATTAGAAACAACCACTGGTGGCGTAGATCTTTTTGGTACAATTAATGCAAACGGCACGCTTACATCCACAGGTCAAGCAAGCTTATCAACAAATGGGCCAATTAGCGTGGCTGACCTTGGTGGGAATTCTTCAACCTCATCTCAATTTAATATTATAAGCACATTTACAGGTGATAGTCTTTTAACCGGTACAAACAGGCTTACTCTTAAAGCAAATAATGTAGATGCAATAAAAATTAATAATAACGGTGAAATACAATTTAATCAATATGGCAGTGGTACATTTACAGGCACAGCTGCATACAATTTATCAGTAGATTCATCAGGGAAAGTAATTGAAACAGCTATTGGTAGTGCTGGAGTTTCTCAAACAACAGGTACTATTACACCCACAATATCTGCAGGAATATCTGGTATTAGTTATAATGATCAATTTGGATATTGGACAAGAACTGGTAATATGGTAGATGTATTTCTACGTGTAAGCATAGGAACTTTTACAAAAACTAATCCATCTCAAGATTTAAAAATTCAGGATACATTTCCTTATGACATAGATAATAATAGATTCTTTTTTAATGGTGATTTAATGGAATATGTAAACATCAGTGATTCAGGAACTGCTATTCCAGCAATATATATTGCAAAACCAGATGTTACTGGAACAAATGCTTATGATATTAAGTTCATACGTTCTAGAAACTATACACTTACTGATTCAAATGCAATTACAACAGCTGAAATGTCTACTGGAAGTTTTGTAGTTGAATTAAGTTTTAGATATAGATGTACATCTTCAACAACATTAAGAACAGGTGCATCAATTGATTAAAATTATTTGATATGGCAAAAAAGAAAGATCCAAAATTAGTTAGAGCAGGTGTATCAGGTTACAATAAACCTAAACGTACACCCAATCATCCAAAAAAGTCACACGTTGTTGTATCTAAAGTAGGTGACAAGACTAAATTAATTAGATTTGGTCAACAGGGTGTAAAAGGAGCTGGTAAGAATCCTAAGTCAGCTAAAGATAAAGCTAGAAAGAAATCATATTATGCAAGGCATAATGCACAAGATGCTAAACCATCTAAGCTATCAGCTAGATACTGGTCACACAAAGTAAAATGGTAGGGTATGACAGAGGCAGCAATAAAGAAACTAGGTTTTCAGAAAGTTAATACTGAAGATAATCTATACTACTATAGTTATAGTATAGCTGGTATGGACTTCTTTTCTGTTGGTAATGATCAAGTGGAAGGAAAAGACTGGTATGTAGAGTTTATATGCCCTGGTACTCATCAAGCAGGCATACGTTTTTACAACTCAAGAGATCTCAAATCCGTAATAACTATATTAGAACGTAATAAAATTTAAGAAAAAGGTCTTAAACTTTTTTGATTTAAACTATTATTGTATATATTTGCTTTAATGTTTAATTTAAAATTTTATTACAATGGCACAAAACGTAGAACCAACTGAAAACACGTTGAATGAAAAAGACCCTCAACTTTCTAAAGAGGAGTTAGCACAACGTAGAGAAGAAATTACAGCATTTTATAAGGATAACATACCTCATCTTGAAGTACAAGCTGAGTATGAGTCATTATTAGCATTGATTGAAAAGTCTAGAGCTGAAAGAATGCAAGCACAAATGTTTATGGCACAACAGTATGCTGCACAAAAAGAAGGTGTAAAAGCAGACTCTCCAGAAGCAAAAGCATTTAAAGAAGCAATGGAAAATGCAGCAGAAAATGTTGAGTAATTATGAGAATGCTAAAGATAGGCAGTAAAGGGCCTGATGTTAAAACCTTACAGAGAAAACTAGGAATATCTGCTGATGG